GACGACATTCTCGATTCCATCGCATCAAGCATTGATTGCATCGCTGACAAGAACAACATCCTCACAGAAGCAGTTGCAAGCATTGCAGGAAGGCTGGAAGCGGCAGAAGAGCTTGCGCGGCATTGGCGCAACACAACCATCTGTGCAATCGCAATTGCGGTGTGCGCCCTCGCAGTTGAAATCATCAAGTGACCACATCTGCGTCAGCACCAATGTCTCCTGAGGACAAGATTGAGATTCTTATTGAGACGCTGGAAGCAATACGAGCAACCTTAGACGAAGCAATTTCCGTTATCGACGATTCGATGATCGAAGTAGACGATAGGGGATAAACCAAAACAACAATGAAAAAAAACACCAAGATCGTAGACCCGGTAAATTACCCCGATTATGGGGAGAACATCAACGACATCAATAAGAAGTCGTGCAAGAAGCCATGCAAGAAGAAAGATGAAGCTATGGAAATAGTTGCCGTTGAAATTAATTGGGGATGGCAGATTGACGGAATCCTTCTTGCAATGCTTGCAAATATCCTGCTTGGAGTCGCAACAATAATCGCTATCTTCCTACGCAAATGAGCGAAATGTCCGCACAAATCCAATACAGCGAAGCCTTGGTGAAGGCTGTTGGAGAACTCTCTAATGTGGCGAAGACCGCCGCTAACCCGTATTTCAAGAGCAAGTATGCTCCCCTGGATGCGATCATTGATGCCACCCGTCCCGTGCTTAAAAAGCATGGTCTGGCAGTCATTCAGCAACCGCTGTTCATGGAAGGAACCGCTGGCGTTGAAACCACGATCCTTCACGAGGGAGGATACAGCACAACATCCAAACTTCTTCTTCCCCTAAAAGATCAGTCTCCCCAAGGGGTCGGAAGTGCCATCACCTACGCTCGACGATATGCTCTAGCCGCCGTGTTGGGTATTGCCTCTGAAGATGATGATGATGGGAACGTAAGCACGGGCCTTGTGAAGAAGGAAGAGGCCAAGCCAGTCAAGTCTCCGGTCAGGGAGGTGAGCAAAGAGGAGCCAAAGGCAACTGCAACTTGGAAGAATGTGGAAATTACCAACATCCGCGAGATCCAAGGCAAGAAGAGCGTGTTCTTTTGCGTGGAGTTTGACGGTAAGGCAGAAGCACTCACGTTTGACAAGAAGCTATTCGCCACCGCAACTGACCTTGCATTGGTGAAGGTTGACGCTGGGGTTGCTCCAGGAAAGAACGATCCGTCCAAATGGCAGTTAATCAGCCTAGCCCCCACATCTGGAGCCAAGGCCAATATCACCCCAGATGAAAAAGCCTAATCTATTCAACATAGGAAAAAAATATGAACGCTTTATTGCCATCGGCTGTTCCCACGGCAAATACATCGACAAAACTGCTAAGGCCGCAGTTCTCGCTATGTGTGAAAAATGGAAACCCAGCCTTGTCGTGCATCTGGGAGACTGGTGCGACACCACAGCATTTCGCTCTGGTGCGGCTGGAACTAGCGACGAGTCGGAGCCAGTTGCCCCTGACATTGATGGAGGAATTGCGTTCCTTAAAGAACTTCGGCCAACTCATGTCTTGGATGGAAACCATGAAAACCGCATCCCCCGATTACTCAATCACCGCAACGCGCTCATTAGCTATGCCGCTCAGCAAGCCACCAAATTTATTGACGAGGCTTTCGTCAAGATTGGTTGCCGCCGCATTCCGTATGATGGCGTTTTTCAAAGGCTTGTTATCGGTAATGTGACCTTCACTCACGGCACGATTTACAATGAAAATAGTGCAAGAGATATGGCAGAGATGTATGGCGGCAATGTCATCTTTGCTCACACTCATCGAGCGCAGATTGGAGAAGGACGCACGATCAAGGAAAGCACAGGATATTGCGTGGGGACGCTTACGCGCCGAGGTGAAATGGATTATGCAAAGGCACGGCGAGCAACCCTTGGATGGAGACAAGGAATCGTCTATGGAGAGATCGGTCCTAAATACTCCGCGGTCTGGCTCCTGACTCGTAACGAGTCCCAACAAGAATGGAGGTTGCCGCTATGAACATTAATAATTACGCAGAGGTTATTGCAAAATACAATAAAAGAAATTGCGAAAAGGTTGAGCCAGGATTTAAGACCAGAGCGCAATGGCAGCAAATATGGAAAATTGAAACTTCACAAGCTAATAAAAGATTGTCTGATTTTTTAAATTCAGGAATTATGGAAATGAAGAAGTTCCGAATTCAAACCCCGTCAGGAAAAATCTACCCAACTATTCACTACAAAGCCATTAAATGAAAAAAGAATCAAACGAATGTATTATCAATTTTGATTTCCATCCCCTTGCTGGATTGTATAATCCGCTTCTTCCGCAAGAAATGGTGTGGATGAATAGGGTTATCGAAGACATGAAGGCTGGTGGGATTGAATATCGTGTTGTCCTTGAAGACAAGGGTTACATGGTAGAACGAAAAAACATGATTGTGACTGCAAAGAAATGAACTATTTTGTTATTTTGATTCTTGCTGTGGTAGCACTTTGGATAATCACAGAAATGTTTAAACCGCGATGAAATTTAAATCACTTGGACAAATTGAGATAAATGGTGAAAAATGGCAAGTAGGCTATGGATCACCACGAAACGCCGATGGGCTATGCGACTACAACAAACGCAGGATCACCATCAATAATCGACGCTCTCGCAGTCTCTTGTCTGTGCTGGCGCATGAAACGATCCATGCTCGCTTACCTGACCTATCAGAAGAATCTGTTAATGAAACAGGAGAGATTATTTCTCAAATCTATGATTTATTTTCCAAGCAACCTTCCTGATAACGAAGACGATGAAATCCCTTGGCATGATGAATCACCCGAAGAATATGACTAGCTCCACAGACTTCTTTAATGAATGGTTCGATACCTATGGAATTCGAACCTATAGCCGCAATCATGGCACAGCAGATGGACATCGTGAATACATGAGCATGGCCTTTCAGGCTGGATACCACGCTTGTCTAGCCAATGATAGGGGCTATCAAGAACTCAAAGAGCAGAACCAGCGGCTCAAGGATGAACTTAACTGCCGACTGACATGAGTATCCTAAAGTTATCTAGGGAAGATCAAGTCCCACCCGGCAATTATCGTTTCACAGTCCCAGAGACAGGCTATCGCATTGCCGACATCCACACCCTACAGGAGCTTTACGATAAGGTAGAGCAACACTACCGCGATAACAACATTACCCTCCCCGACCAATGGAAAGAGTTGGTGGTAGATCAACTCTGCCGCCAACTCCCAGAGGGGTGGTGCTATTACTCTGATGGAAAGGAATATAAGGGCAACGCATCTCTGCTATCCTTTGACAATATCCTCAAGGGAATTACTAGCCTATCGGCGTTAGCCACAGAAGCCGCCGCTGGTGGAGACCCATTTGTAGATCAGAGTGAGGCTGAAGAAAGGGCCAAGATTTGCTCCAGATGTTATTATAACCAACGTAGCAACTTCTGTATGGGATGTGGAGGAGCCAGGGTGATATTAGATATGGTTGGCAAAGTGAAAGGCCAGAGGAAAACATCCATAGATTATGCACTCCAGAATTGCGGAATATGCGGTTGCCGTAATGACGCAATTGTTCATGTCAAGAAAAATATATTGCTAAAAGGCGAGAAAGAAGAGACAACTAACAAGCGTCCAGATTGGTGTTGGCTTAAAGCCGATAGCTTATCTGAAGCATCCTCTCAACTGCATCTATGACAAATAATACCAATCAGCCATACGGCCTCCTAGACCTCGATGAGAATGAAGTTCCTAAAACGAGGGTTAAGGATGCGGGTTCTGCCCGTGCAATGCTGTTTACGCTGATTGATGATGATCAGATTGCATCTTATCGTCGCGCTCAAATTCAAGGTCAGATTGATGGGAATGCCCCCTTTAACGATACCCAACTCAAGGAGATGGGACAGGGAGATCGCATCAATGTAAACTGGGGTCACGCTGAAGCCAAGGTTGAGGCGGCAGTCATTCCCTACTTTGACATCCTCACTTCTGTTGGCAGCTATGCCACGGTTAAGACCAAGTATGGCAAGGACATGGGTAAACGCGAGGAATGGAGCCGCATCATCACAGAGGAGTTCCATCGCCTCCTAGATAAGACCAACCCAAACTTCATCCTCCAGCATCAGGTGGCCCACAAGCAGTTGGTCATTCATGGTCAGGCTTGTATGTTCTGGGGGGATGCTATGGATTTCAAGGCTAAGGCTGTTGAACCTTGGCAGTTGATCGTCCCCAAAGGCTCCACAGTTGATTGGCAGAACTGGGAGTTTTGTTATGTTCTGGACGATATGTATACGGAGGAACTCTACCGATACATTGAGAATGAGGAAGCTGCATCTCGTGGAGGGTGGGATGTCGAGGAATGCAAGGAAGCGATCATGCAAGCTCGTATTGACGAGCAGGATCAACGCCGCCCGTGGGAGTGGTATCAGAAGGAGTTTAAGAACAACGCTCTCTATTACTCGTATGCCAAGAGCAAGATTATCAAGGTAGCCCACCTTTATGTGAAGGAATACGATGGTCGCATTTCTCATTATGTTTTTGACCGACTAAACTCTACTGAGTTCCTTTGCGCACGTGAGTCTTGCTATAAGAGCTTTTCTAATGCATTTACCATCTTTCTGAATGGGGTTGGTAATGGATACTATCATGGCGTGAGAGGGCTTGGGCAGAAGGTTTATAAGTATGCTCAAGCAATGGATCGGATTAACAATGCGCTACTTGAAGGCGTAATTGTGGATAGTGCGGTAATGATCCAGCCTCAGTCTGCTAAGGATGCCGAGTCTCTCAAGACCGTTCAGATTGGGCCTTATCGCATTCTTCCTCCCGGAATGAACTTTGTGCAGGTCGGAACTACCTCCAAGCTCGCTGGAGCAATGCAAGTTGCACAGATGTTCCAAGGCCAAGAAAGCGATGATATTGGTAGCTTTATGCCATCGGTTGCTGGTGGCCGCAAGAAGAGCAACAAGGAAGTGGAAGCGGAAATCGGCGAGAAAAGCCGTCTCACCAACACCCGCGCTGAAATCTACCTCCAAGCCCTCGACACTCATTATCGTGAAGTTTATCGCCGCGCCTCTAATCCCAACATTGTTGAAGAGGATCATGGGGGTGCTGAGGCTCTTGCATTCCAAGATGCTTGTATCCGTAGGGGTGTTCCAGCCGCCGCGCTTCTGGACATTGATTCCGTGAAGGCCACTCGTAGCATTGGACAGGGAAGCTCTGCCGCCCGTATGCAAGCGATGGAGCTTATTGGCCAATATCTGCCACAGCTTCCAGAGAGCAACCGCAAGCGGGTTATCAATGCGAATATCGCCGCTATTGCTGGTCAGACTGGCGTTGAAACCTTTGGTATCCCCGAAGAAACCAAGCCAGAGGGTAGTGATCTTTCAATCGCCTCCCTTGAGAACAATGCGTTTGCCGTTGGTGGTCAGGTTCTCATTGATCCCGATCAGAACCATTATGTGCATCTCACTGTCCACCTCCAGTATGCAGGAAGCATTGTGGAGGCTGTGCAGGGTCAGAAAGAAGATCCTAGAAAGGCGGCAGTTACCATGCAAGCCGCCATCCCGCATATCCTCACCCACCTCAAGTATCTGGAGGAAGACCCGACCCGCAAGGAGCAGTTTGAGAATCTCAATGAGCAGACTAGCGAGTTGATGAAGATTGCTGACCAGTTGAACAATCTGGCAGAGCAGATCAACGAGCAGGAGATGGCCCAGCAGGGACAGCAGGGAGCGCAAGATCCCAAGATGGCAGTTGCTCAGAACAAGATCATGCTGGATAGGGCTAAATTCCAGAATGACGCTCAGATCAAACAGGCCAAGGCTCAACATCAGATGATGCTCCAAGATCGCAAGACGGCACAGCGTCTGATGATCGATAAGGTAAAAGTTGCATCCAAATATAGTTCTATAGCTCCATGATTTCAATTCATCCCAATGCCAAAAATATTGTTGGCAATAGGTATGGAAGACTCGTTGTTATTGAGTCAACAAATGAAAGGAAAAACAGCAGAATTGTTTACAAGTGCAAATGTGATTGTGGTAAAGATCATCTAACCACATCTGATTGTTTAATCGCCCGAAAATCAAAAAGCTGTGGATGCAGATATAATTCTCGCTCAAAAAATCACGGGCTTACTGGAACTCCAGAGTTCAACGCTTGGCAGGGAATGAAATATCGCTGTACTCCAACTGCACATTGTCATGCGGATTATTTTGATCGCGGCATTAAAGTTGCAGATGAATGGAAAGGAAGAGAAGGATTTCAAAAGTTTTTACAATGCGTTGGGGAAAAACCATCTCCACAGCATTCATTGGATAGAATTGACAATAATGGGAATTATGAGCCTGGGAATGTTCGTTGGGCATCTAGATCAGAGCAAATGAAGAATCGCAGGAAATACAAATCAATTGAAAACTTTTCCACAAAAGAATTGCTTGACGAGCTTAACAGAAGGGGCATAATCCCCCAGTAACCAACCACCAACTAAAATGAAAACCGAAAGCGGGAGTAATGACCCTGTTAATCCGAGTCACTACAAATCGGTATATCCGATTGAGGTGATTACCATAACCGAACACATGAACTTCAATCGCGGAAATGCGGTGAAGTATATCACACGCGCAGGGCATAAGAACCCTGACGAGGAAACGACTGACTTGCTTAAAGCTCGTTGGTATATTGACCGGGAACTCAAGCGCATGGGATATGGACTTTCATAACCAATATACGCAAGGCAGAGAAGAGATGCGCGAGCAGATCATCTCATTCATCTACGAAAGGTATTATCTTTATAACCGCAACTTCTTTGGCAAGGATTCCGAGCGAGCTTTGCAGATGAAGAATATGATTCACGATTTAAGGGACATTCAAGAACAGGAAATTAATAATGAGTAGGAGGGGATTGTAATGTCAAGGTGTCTCGTGATAGATCACGGGCTTTTCACGGCATTCGCAGAGCGATTGGCTGAAGAGCATGAGGTGAGGTATTTTGTGCCTTTCAATGAGAAGTCATTCCCGATCCCTGGCCCTGCTTTTATTGGCGAGGGACTCAAGGGAGTGGAGCGAGTCAATAGCTGGGAGGAAAACCTAGATGTGGACTTTGTTGTGATTCCCGATGTGGGATTCATGTATCTGGCAGAGCATATCCGATCCCTTGGCATTCCCGTATGGGCGGCTGGGCTTGGAGAGAAGCTGGAAGTGCAGAGGTGGAGGGCAAAGGAAACCATGAGGGAGCTTGGTCTGCCTGTAGGTAAGTGCGCTCTCGTTACTGGAATGCCAGCCCTCCGTGAATACCTTGAGAATAACGATGATGTGTATGTCAAAATAAGTGGCTTTCGAGGATTGGCTGAAACTTTCTATGCTCCCACATGGAAGCTGGCAGAGCCTCGCGTTAATGAGCTTTGGGATGCTCTAGGTGGCCTTTGCAACATTTTCCCGTTCATTATTGAGCATAAGGTGGATAGCGTGGTGGAGGCAGGATATGACGGCTATTGCATTGATGGGAAATATCCCTCCACTTGCTTGACTGGCGTGGAAGTGAAGGACTGCGGATATGTGGGATGCGTGAGGAACTACGCTGATCTTTCCGAGCCTGTGAGGGTGGTGAATGAGAAGCTGGCCCCCTTTATGGAGGAAGCCAAGTATAGGCAATGGTTTAGCACAGAGATTAGGGTCACGGACGAGGGAACGCCTTACCTGATTGATCTTACTACTCGTTGCCCCGCGCCGCCGTCTGCCCTTGTCTGGGAGATGGTGGATAATGTGGGAGAGATTGTGGAAGCTGGAGCCAATGGCGAGCTTGTTGACCCTGTGTGGCGAGCCAAGTATGGTGCGCTTGCCGTGATTAAATCCTCCTTTGCAGAGGAGCGATCCCTTCCCGTGTCAGTAGATCCAGAGGTGGAAAGGTGGATCAAGTGGCGCAATGCTTGCCGCGTCGAAGACACTACCTACATCATTCCCACTCTTGGAGTCAGGATGTGCGAGGTGGGAGATTGCATTGGCATTGGCGACACGATGGAGGAAGCCATTAAGAACTGCCAAGAACACGCTAAAGGCGTGAAGGGATTTGATGTGAAAGTCAATACTGACGCTCTCCCAGCGGCATTAAAAGAGATTGAAAACGCAGAAGAGAATGGCATCATCTTCACGGAAGATTCCCTTCCAAAAATGAAAGACCTACTAGACTAATATGAACCTATCTGATTGGCGATCCAATGTGGATCTAGCGATTGAACTCAAGAAGTTGCTTGATAACCCCGTAATGAAACACGCTATCTCCGTTATTGACGGAATGAGCATGGCAAAGACGCTAGGCAATGGGGCTGGCCTTATCCAGCAAGCAAACAACGCGCACGTTTTGTTTGGCTATGATTCTGGAAGGGCATCTGCGATCAG